GGAAATTTTCCCCTGGTACTGCAAGCCGTAGTGGGGAATCAAACCCCTGTACTTGAAAGAGGAGTAGGGTATGTCGGCCCTGTAACTTCCAAGATCCAATCAGGTACGGATCGTTTATATCTTACCTTCAGCTTTGAGATGACGTAGGTCTTCTCGTGAGGACACTGTAACGGGCATCCCCTTTTCTTTCCACTTCCTTTCAAACTCTAATTGCTTGATGTTCTCACTAACGTCAGCACCTCTAAACCTATGGTGAAAGTCCTGTGGACTATCAGTATCGTGCCATGAGGTCAGTGGGTGTGTACCACATATCGTACACACCATACTGGCTGGCCTATGATAGTGATGCTTCTCTTTCGGTCCTATCGGTTCAGCATATTTTTTAGGGGAAATTTTCCCCACAACCATCTTGCGTACCCTTACTGGCTTACGTCTAGGCAACGTACTAGGATGACTACGGCCAAGGCTTGACTGGCTGGTAGCACTCAGGAAGTTTACCTGATTCCTACCTTTGACCAGTTGCCAAGGCTTAACCAATGGTAGCTCAAGCCTGTGTTGCATCTTACTAACCAACCTGTAACACTCTGACCACGATCCACAAGTGATCGCCATCATGTAGAGCGATCCATTCAAGCGTCTAACCTGTCGTGGAACCCATCGCTCTAGCTCCTCTCGTGTTGCTAAGTCAGTCATAACGACCTCCTCTTTTTAGGGGGAAATTTTCCCCCAGTTTTCACAGCCCGCAACATTTATTTCATGAATAAAAATAACTAAATTTTATTTTTTTTATAAGTGTTTGCGTACCCCCAGTTTTAAGAATATGGGGTAGGTATTGACCCAGAATAATCCTAACTGTATCCTACTCTATGCCTAACCCCAACACGATTAGCCCGAAGCAGTCTGCATTCGCTGGTTTCGTAGCATCTGGTAACAGCTATACAGATGCCTACAAACTAGCGTACAATGCAGAGAACATGAGCAAGCAGGTGCTGTACAATAAGTCATCGCAACTAGCAAAGAACCCGAAGGTGAGGGAAGCAATCGAAGCACTCAAGTCGAATGACAAGGTAGCACAAGAGGCTCACGAAAAGCTAAGCAATGACTGGATCATTGAGAAACTACAGGGCGAGGCAGTGAACGAGAGCAACCCACCTAGTAGCAGGATCAGGGCGTTGGAATTGCTAGGTAAAACAGGTGGGCTGTTCGATGATAGCACACACGTTACGTTTGAACAGCGTAGTCCAGAGGACATAGAGAAGGAGTTGATGGAGAAGCTCACTGGATTCATGGTAGTGGATGCATGATATCAGGGTGAGTAACCATAGGGTAACTAGGTAAGACCCCAGGGGGAAATTTTCCCCTAGAAAATCCTAACTAACCCCATAGCTAGACACCCGCACCTCAATGCGGACACCCGTACCTCATTCGGGAAAGAAAATGCTGGTCCTGCGTGGAACGCAAAGACAAGATAAGATGCTTTGGTTTTTCGCAATGGCGAAAACTTCTGCATCCATATCGAATTAGGAAATATCTTGTCGATCCCTCTAGGATCGTAAGAGATATTTTCTGATTTGATATGGATGGGAGAAAAAGGGCGTAGTTAATCCAGGGAATTTTCAGGGCATTGCCGTGGTTGGCAATGGTCTGGAATATTGTCTGGATTAGCTCGCTCCATATGATGTTGCCTTTAATTCTGGCAAAGCCAGAAAGCATGAAAAAAGGGAAGACCACCTGGCTGTGTCTACCAGATGGCCTTCCCTAAGCACTATTCCCTCAATAGTAGTGCCTATTTACCAGATCGCGTGTCCTTATAGGAAATGCGACTTACTTCAGGGGTAAACTCATCTTCCAAACGCGTTATGGCACTACTAACCTGCGTGAGGTAACGAGATACAACGCCCTTTGCAGAACTAAGAGTGTCATAAAGCATCGACGCTCTCATCTGCGAGACCTTCATGTCCACAGTGTACTTATTCTTCTTCGTGGTGCCGAAGGTTGCCGTGGTCTTAGCGTCGTTGCTTTTTACCGAGTCGCCAAGATAGTAGAGGAGATCTCCGAGGGCAGAGTCTTCCTGCGCTCCATGACCGACGGAGACTGCCAGATCACTCTTGGCGATGAGATGCTGAACCCCACTCTTCCACACTAGCTTCCTGGCACCCCAGGAAGCATTGGGTTCACCTGGTACCCAAGGGCTACACATTGCCCTGGCATCATCGCGGATTCGAGGATTAGGAGAAAGGAGACACACCCCCAAATTCTGGAACTCGCGACGCTTCTCCCGAATCGCCTTGTTGGTGTTCTTCCCCATGTCGTTCCGATCAAATGGGGGTGTTTCTCCTTGCTCCAGGAGAAGATCATGCAGGTTATGGCCCGCTTCACGGACCTCGTCCACCGCGAAGGAAAACGCATACTCCAATAGCTCGGTAACATGAGCATGATCTTCGGTGGCCCGAAGAGTTCCCTTCTGAGTGAATAGAGGGTCAAGACTAACTACCAGGCCCGCGATTAGATTAATCGTCGAGATTCGGGCAGTGTCGCCCAACTGTCTCCAGGTGGCTCCTGCCTCTGACGCTTTCGCAAGGTCTTCACCCATCGCGTGGCACTTCTTCTTAATGGATCTTCTCACCTGGAGCAGTGAGACAGCACTAACAGATTTCTTGTTCGACATATATGTACTCCTTATTAAATAAAAAACATCAGAAGTAGTTCTTCTGACATGTTGCAGAAGGTGCGAGTGGCAAAACTTAGTCAACATCTATGGTCTACTCACCTTAAGTGAGTGGCTCAGACCATAAGGAGAAGACACATCGACCCCCTGGAGGGTCGCATGTTCTTCTCTGTGATGTTGCTAAGTTTTAGATTACTCAGCCGATGTTGGCTGATTAATCGGCCATATCCCTAGTTCCCTCCAGTCCACGCAGAGTTCCTACTCGCACAACATTTTTCACCCTGAGAAAGTGAATGGAAGGGAAGAGAATCCTCAGATTCTCTTGGAAGGGTGGGGGATGAGCTTTCATAAGAGAGCTTCCATTGAGATGAAAAAACATCGACCCCTCAGATGGTCGCATTTTTTTCGACGAGAGCGCTCTGGAAGCTCTCAGCTTTTGATTGCAGGCCAGTGGGGGGGAACCCCCCGCTGTGCCGTCGCTGTTGTCTGTATTTATAAACAGTGTTTTGCACATTCTACCACCAATTTTTAGCTATATTGCAGTTTTATGTCACTTCTATTCTTTGACTAGGGGCGCGCTAGATACTAACTTGATTATCTAGATTTCTTATATGGATAATAAATCTAGATATTTTATATAGATAATCTACTATAGATTATCTATATATAGAGAAGGGGGAAATTTTTTGAAGATTTTTTCTATAATAATTTGCGCTCTCCTGCTTTCTTCTTGTAGTTTAAGAACAGAGCAATGTTGGTGGGGAGATCAAATATACCTAGAAGGGTGCCAAGATACTTAAGCGTAAAGATATATTTTATGTTCTAGCAGAAGCAGTTGAAGCATACAAGGCTGCTGCTTTTCGTGATCGACATGGATATGCGAAGCGTGGGTATACGGCAAAAGAAGTAGTAAAGCAGTTTCCTAAATATTTTTCTATGCACAGTAGTGGTAAGATTAAGTTTATCGGAAAGAGTGCTGACGAAGTTCTAGAGGATTACTTGCAGAAAATAGGGCATGAACCTAATAGTAAGCATTGGTATATTTTTGCGCGTCAGGTTATTGAGTTAGCACAGGACGACAGTATCGGAAGCGGAAAAGTTACAGAAGCCTATTTTAAAAAGCCTAAAAGAACCAATCGTGTTAGTAGTAGTAAGCGTACCAGAAAGGTACATCGTCGAAAATGGTCTAGAAAATCCTATGAGTAATTAATGCAACTAGATATAGATACTGTTACAAAGCATCTTCACTTGCTGTCTCCAAGCAAGCAAAAAGAAGTTCTCACGCTTCTTGATCAGTTAAGTGCTGCAAAAAATAAAGCTTTGTCTCAGAAGGACTTTCTTTCTTTTGTAAAAGAAGTATGGCCTGCCTTTATTGAAGGCGCTCATCACAAAATCATGGCAGATGCGTTCAATAGAATTGCCGATGGGACCCTCAAAAGGCTTATAGTAAATATGCCACCACGACATACTAAGTCAGAATTTGCATCACATCTTTTTCCTGCGTGGTACTTGGGAAGATTTCCAGATAGGAAGGTTATTCAGACTGCTCATACAGCAGAGCTTGCAGTAGGCTTTGGTCGTAAGGTACGTAACTTAGTAGGCTCAGAAGTTTATCAAAAAATATTTAATGATGTTTCTTTGAGTACAGACTCCAAAGCTGCAGGTAGGTGGAACACCAATCAGGACGGTGACTACTTTGCTATTGGTGTTGGGGGTGCTGTAACGGGTAAGGGTGCTGACATCTTGATCGTAGATGATCCACATTCTGAGCAGGAAGCTGCGCTTAATGATCCATCCGTATATGATAAAACGTATGAATGGTATACTTCAGGTCCTCGTCAGAGGCTACAGCCTGGGGGTGCCATATGTTTAGTTATGACCCGTTGGTCAAAAAAGGATCTAACGGGAAGTATTATTAAGGCATCTATAGAAAGAGGTGGTGCGGATGAGTGGGAAGTTATAGAGTTTCCCGCAATACTTCCTAACGGCAAACCAATGTGGCCTGGGTTCTGGCCGATTGATCAGCTTGAGGCATTGAAGGCGGAACTGCCCGTCGGTAAGTGGGCTGCCCAGTATCAACAAGATCCCACCTCCGAAGAATCTGCAATCATTAAACGTGAGT